TTCTGGCCTGTTTCATTTTTTTTATAAAGATGCACCCCAATTTTGTTTGAGTTTTCTGGTGTATATCTATGAAAAATAGTGTGGTATTGTAAATAAGTAGTTTGTAGTTAATTATTCAAGATATCATTAAGGTTGCGGTCGATAGCATCAATATATGATTCTTTTTTGATGCTACCGTTCTGATAAATGGTGTATAAGTCTACAAGCTGCCTAAGAAAAGCATTGATGGTACAATTAATGGTATTTGTATTACCTCCATGTTCAATATCTGACATATAATCTTCATACTCTTCACGAGTCAGCCCTTTACCGTCGACAGGGTCATAATTGGAGAAATATATTGCCTGATATTTGTTGAAAGGATCGGTATCGATACCGAGAACACCGCGTTTTCTATAGTAGAAGCCTGTGTCGATGCCATCGTCATCAATTGCTTCTACGTAAACAACCTCTTGACATTCGATTTCTTTAATGGATATAGCAGCATGCTTGAAAATGTCTGCTAGACCATTACAGACTGCAATAAGTGGTGAAACATAAGGAACCTCTTCCAATGTTGTGACAGGTTCGACTTTTGGTTGGTTGCTATGGTCTTGACATAAGTAGTCCATTGTTACTCCGAAATGGTCTGCGACATCGTATAAAAAGTCAAGGGGTATGGTAGTGCTTGACTTAAGGTATTTGCAGATATTTGGCTGAGTATAGCCGAGTGTTTCGGCCAATTGATTTTGGCTGATGCGTTGTTCTTCCATTAATCGAGAAATATTTTCTCGTGGGATTTTTAAATTCAAATTAGGCATAATAGTATTCCTCCTTGGAAATGGCATTATTCCGTAGTTGCATATAGTGTAACATAAAAGAAGGAAAAAATGAATAGGAAAAATGGAAGAATGAATTTCCATATGCGCTAAAAAAAAGGTAAAATTTGAACAGAAGGAGGTGCTGAAAAATGGATGTACTAATTCCAATTCGTTGTCAGGAGAATTGTCCAATCGGGAAAAAATGTTGCTTTGGTGAAGTGTATGCAGAATCGCTTGGTGAGAGGCCGTTGAGAGAAAGACATAAATGTCATTACTCAAAAAGTACGGGGAAAGAATTTGTAGATACTAAGACAGAAAAATCAGTTGCATAAAATTACATATCGGTCACTCGCAAAAGAAGCCTCTTGAAGCGCTTGAATTGCAGGACTACAAGTTATGGAAGCAAATTACTTGTGGGCTTGAATTCAGGTGTTTCAAGGGGATTTTTTATTATGCTTAATTTCTTCCATATTTATCAGGGATGCTGAAAATGCGAAACGGTCAGTCATCCTTAATTTATTAAAAAAGTTTCGTGGAAAGGTAGCATTAGGTGATACCTTTCCACGTTACGCTATAGACACCAAATGGGGAAAGGAGGCAGTTGCGATGACAGAAACAGCGGACAGACGCTTGGCGATTCGAGATTATATTTCGGACAAGCGTATCACATCAATTAAAGAAATTGCTGAAGCTTTTGATGTCAGTAAAAGCACCGTCAGACGTGATTTGGATGCAATTACAGCAACTGCCCGCTTTTACATGGTGCCGGGTAATGGTGGCGGAATACATGCGGAAGAAGGATGGTATTCGAGCGTACGTTATTTGACACCCAAGCAAGAAGAACTTTTGGAGAGATTATTACCAGAACTGCAGGCTGGTGATGCAGATACACTAAAAGGCATTCTTGCTGCATTTGGTGGCAGAAATAAAGAAAAGTAAATGGAGGTTTTTTATGAATGCGATGTTAGTGATTGGTTTAAACATGAGACTTGACCATCAGAAGTGTGAGTATTCCTATTCGAATGGATACAAGTCGAGTGCTAGAACTGGATATGTGGGTAATGGATACTTTTCTGACAACAATGGTTTCGGGTGGGGGACTACTATGCGACCATCCAAACTTACATTAGTAGCCAATGTTGATGGTGTAATGACTGAAGTGTGGATTGACCACTTTTTCAAAGACAACTGGGGAAGACTCACGGAAAAGAGAGTTAATTCGATTCGAGCTACTATGCCACAGTTTGTTTTGCTGCATGAACATACATCATTTGCAGGAAATAGATATTACACATTGGATGAAAATTATGCAGAAGCATGGCTGAGATGTGCTAAATGCTATCATGAATCGGGTGTAAATAGAGCTAAAGAAATAGATTTTTCCATTGCGGATGCAGTGGAAAAATTGCATGGGAATGAATAATGTCTGGAATGACAGAGAGGAGAGTTTTCTTATGAGTAAAGGATTATTAAAAATGGCCGAAGGCTATGAACTTCTGGCAGCAGGACTTCGTGAGATGGCAAGTGAAGAACAGCCTGCAAAGAAAGAGAAAAAGGTATCTGAAAAGGATGCGGCACAGCCACAGCCTGCTGAACCTACAGAAAAAAAGGTAACCGTGGAAATGGTTCGTGCTGTTATGGCAGATAAGTCCAGAGAGGGTAAAACGCAGGAAGTTCGTCAGCTTTTGAATGAATTCGGTGCTGACAAGTTGTCTGCAATACCGGAAGAAAAACTTCCTGCCTTGCTTCAGAAAGCAGAGGTACTTTAATGGCTGCCCATGCGGTGTTCTCGCCTTCGTCTGCGAACCGTTATATGAATTGCACTCCAGCGTTACGGCTGGAGCAGCAATTTCCGGATGAACAGTCCCCTTATGCAGCAGAGGGGACTGCCGGACACGCACTGGCGGAACACCTTATTAAAAAGCATTTGAAAGTACGCAGTAAGCGTCCTACCTCTGAATTTTTCACGGATGAGTTGGTGGAAGCCGTGGAAACTTACGTGGATTATGCCATTGAGGGCATAGAAGAAGCTAGAAAAAACTACAGTGAATCTATTATCGAAGTAGAAAGAAAAACCGACCTTTCCAAGTTTGTTGAAGGGTGCTTCGGTACTGCTGACCTTGTGATTGTTACCGACCGGAAAATCAGAATCATCGATCTAAAACTCGGTAAGGGTGTGATGGTGGATGCGGAACACAACGAGCAGTTGATGGTCTATGGTCTAGGGGTTCTGGATTATTACGAATTTCTTTATGACATCGATACGGTGGAGCTTACCATTGTTCAGCCACGGTTGGAACACATTTCTTCATGGGAGATTTCCGTAGAGGAATTAAAGCAGTGGGCAGAGGAAGAATTAGTGCCGAAGGCAAAAAGGGCACTGGCAGGTGAGGGCGATTACAAGGCGGGCAATCACTGTCGATTCTGCAAGGCGAGGTTTACCTGCAGAGCAAGGGCAGAGGAGTATCTTAAGTTGGCGCAGATGGAGTTTTCTGAACCTGCATTGCTTACGGATGAGGAAATTGCAGAGGTGCTGATAAAGGCAGATGCACTGAAAAAGTGGGCAGAAGAAATCTATGCTTATGCACAGAATGAAGCAATTACGAATCACAGGAACTGGCCGGGATTTAAGTTGGTTCTTGGCAAAAGCAACAGAAAGTATACGGATGAAGAGGATGTGGCAGAAGCTGCAAAGAAAGCCGGATACACAGATATTTTCAAATCAACGCTCATTGGCATTGCCGAGATGGAGAAACTGATGGGCAAAAAGAAATTCCAAGAAATTCTCGGAAACTTTGTTTATAAGCCAGAGGGCAAAGTAACACTGGTTCCGGAATCGGATAAAAGAGAAGCAATTAGTACAGCAACCGCAGAAGCGGATTTTAAGGAGGACTAAATTATGAGTACAGTTAACAATCCAACAAAAGTAATCGTTCCATGTCGTTTAAGCTATCTTCATGCTTTTGAGCCGGATTCCATTAACGGCAGTGAGCCAAAGTATAGCGTTTCCTGCATCATTGACAAGAACGATAAGGAAACCATTGCAAAGATTCAGAAGGCAGTCGAAATTGCCAAGGAAGAAGGTAAGGGGAAGTGGGGAGGTAAGATTCCTGCGAATCTTAAGACTCCTCTTCGTGACGGTGATATCGACAGACCGGATGATGAGGCATATGCAGGCAGTATGTTCTTAAATGCAAACAGCCGTCAGGCTCCACAGGTGGTGGATAGCAAGGTACAGCCAATCTTGGACCAGAGCGAAGTGTATTCCGGTTGCTACGGTAGAGTATCCGTAACATTTTACGCTTACAATTCCAACGGTAACAAGGGCGTGGCAGCAGGATTAGGCAACATTCAGAAGTTAAAGGATGGAGAACCACTTGGTTCCAGAGCAAATGCCAAGGATGAATTCGAGGCAGTGAGTGACAATGATGATTTTCTGTATGAATAAACCGTATACAGAGCAGGGGCAGTGTAATGCTGCCCTTTACATAAAAAGGAGGATTCCGTATGGAAACATGGAAAGATATAGAAGGTCAGGAAAATCGATACCAGATTAGCAGTACCGGGAGAATCCGTAGAATGCCACGATATGTTCGGGGACGCAATGGCTCCTACAGAAGACTTCCAGCTCAGATACTGGAACTGACGATGGATGAAGTTTTAAACATTAAGCAGCGTTTGACGGAGGGAATACATCCGTATGTGATAGCGGAAGATATGGGTATTTCCCGTAAAGTGGTATCAAAGATAAAGTCCGGGAGGTCGTATGCATGGCTGAAGTAATGTCTATTGATATAGAAACCTTTTCTGATGTGAGCCTTCCGGATTGCGGGGTACATAGATATGCCTCCTCGGAGCAGTTTGAAATTCTGCTGTTTGCCTACAGTGTGGACGAAGGAGAAACCAGAGTGGTAGACCTAGCATTGGGAGAAAAGATGCCGGAGGAAGCAATGGCATTATTGCAGGATGATACCGTAGTAAAAGCAGCTTTTAATGCAGCGTTTGAACGCACCTGCATTAATCGTTATTTTGGACTTTCGTTACCACCGGAAGTGTGGCGGTGTACAGCGGTTCAGGCAGCGATGCTTGCTCTGCCATTATCTCTTGAAGGTGTCGGAGAAGCTCTGTCATTGGATAAAAAGAAAATGTCCGAAGGTAAGGAATTGATACGCTTCTTTTGCATGCCCTGCAAGCCTACGAAGAGTAACGGAAATCGGATGCGGAATCTTCCGGGAGATGCACCGGAAAAATGGGAGATGTTTAAGTCCTATTGTAAGCGTGATGTAGATGTAGAAAAGCAGATTCGTGAAAAGTTAAAGCGATATCCGATTCCTGACAGGGAGCAGTGTTTGTATTGTATGGACCAGCGTATCAATGACAGGGGCATTTTGGTGGATACGGATATGGTAAAGCAGGCAATCTCCTGCGATTTACTTTACAAAGACACGGCTACCAGACGGGCTTACGAGTTGTCCGGATTGGAGAATCCAAACAGTGTATCACAACTTAAGGGGTGGCTTATTAGTAAAGGACTTGAAGTAGATTCTCTTGCAAAAGATACGGTAAGGGAACTGGTGGATAAGACGGAGGGAGATGTATCGGAACTGTTAAAACTCCGTCTTGCCATGTCCAAGACCAGTGTAAAAAAATATGAAGCAATCGAGCGTGCGGTCTGTGACGGAAGAGTACATGGTCTGCTGCAGTTTTACGGTGCAAACCGAACCGGAAGATGGGCCGGCCGCCTTGTCCAGATACACAATCTTCCGCAAAACCACATGGAAGATTTGGAACTGGCGCGTTCCATTGTAAAAGAAGGTCGATTCGATTTGGTGGAACTTCTGTATGATTCCACACCGGGAGTTCTCTCGGAACTTATTAGAACTGCATTTGTAGCAAAGCCGGGATGCAGATTTATTATCAGTGACTTCTCAGCCATAGAAGCCCGTGTACTTGCGTGGATGAGCGGGGAACAGTGGCGGTTGGAGGTATTTGCCACACACGGCAAAATATATGAAGCATCGGCATCGGCCATGTTTGGTGTTCCAATAGAGGAAATAGGGAAGACATCACCACTACGACAGAAGGGCAAGATTGCTGAACTGGCACTCGGATATGGCGGCTCGGTAGGAGCATTGGTATCCATG